TAACCTTTAATTTTCTTGGCCTATTTGTAATTGCATATGGAATTATGATCTCATATGAACCAGGATCTGTTTCTGTTTTCTCAGCAATGATACCTGCGTACAGTGGAGTTGTTGGGCTAATAGCAGGAGATATAGTTTGATCTTCTGTAATATCATAAATTGACGCTGTTATTGGTATTAAAGCGTCGATAATATTTCCAGCATAAAAAGTTTTCATGCCGACTTTACTAATTGTGTTTACATATATCTCTGCCATTATAAAGGCCTAGATTAGCTGTAGTACTCTTGAACCTCTTTCGGGGTTGCTAATCTGAAACCTTCCTCCTTGTCAAAAATTTTCTGAGCATCGTCTTCTGGCATTGCCACAAATGGATGTTCTTTTGTAAAGGTATATCCATTGATATCATACCTGAAGTTTTCTCTATTCATTCTAACTAGGACTGTGTTTTCTGGCTGTACCGCCTTTGAATCAAATCTAGGTAGAATTTCGTCTACTTCTTCTGCTGCTTCCGCCACTTTTTCTAGCGTGTTTTGGTATATCGACCATGAAACGCCTTCATCTGCTAGGGCTGCAATAATGTCTGTTTTAGTTTTTAATCCATCTGTCTCGACTGCGAAATCTTCTGCAATCTTCTTTAATTCGGATACCTTAAGTGTATCAAATGACATGTATTTCTCCTTATTCTAGGTAAATCAATTATAGCATTAGTAAATTAAAAGTAAAAGCCCCCAAAAATTAATTTAGGGGCTTTTATGCAGTCTAAATCCTATAAATTAGGAAGCGACCTTAACGTTCTTGACTACGACCCAGCAATCTGCTTGCTCGATTTGAACGCCAACACGAGTATACATTGTGTACTCGATGGAGTCCTTACGTGGCCAGAAGAAACGATATACGGTTACATCACGCTTAACACCAATAACAACGTTATTTGGGAATGTCAAGTGGACATCGCCATGTGAACCAGCTGCGCCTGAATAGTCGCCAGTTTGAGTTTCTGGAAGTAGCGGAACTTCAACAATCGGAATACCGAATGCAAAAGGTGCTACGAAACCTGCTGGACCACCAAGACCTGGCTGGTCACCACGGATAATGCTTGAAGCGATATCCTGTGGGTTAACATTTTGAATGTTCTGAGATGTGCTGTATAGATAATCTTGAATCAAGTTCGAACCAGCAAGGAAGCGAAGGTCGTTGCGACGTTGCTTGTACTTACGTGGCATAGCCTTGAGTGCCTTGTTGAAGATTTCACGGGAAATGTTATTTCCACCGCCATCTACTACACGGCCATTTGCCTTTGATAGCTTAACAACACCGTTGAATGCCTTATAAAGTGCATCTCCTGTGTTAGAAGTATCTCCATTAAGGATTACATCCTCAATGTCGTTACCTGCCTGTGTAGCCATCATACGTGCAATATGATCCTCTAGATCTGGACCTTCAATGTTGTCTTCTAGAGACTCTGTTGAGAGTTCCCAATCTAGGCGGAGCTTCTTTGTTGTGAGAGAAATCTTGGAGAAAGTGACTGCTGCGTTTGTAGCAGTATTGTCAGCTTCGGTGGCGAGTTTCATAAGTTTCTCCCCAACGCCAATACGATCAATCTCTGTGGTGTCTGCTCGCATGCGAACAGTACGAGCCACTTTGCCGATTACAGTTGCATCGAACATGTAATCAAGAAAACGTGCAGACTGCTCTGGATTTAGAAGACCACCCTTACCCTCGTTTGCACGATGGATACCTGTGTCTGAGAACGAAGAACCAACCATAGTGGCTGTCTCTGTCGTACCAGCGGCAACTGCTTTTTCTAATGTTTCATTGCTCATTTTTTTTCTACCCTCCTTTAATTAAAAAGTTCGTTTACGGAACCAAGGAAAGAACCGTTCCATTTGGATTTTTTGAGTGTAACTTCCTGAGACCCGCCAAGGTCTGAGGACTTCTTAATTGCAGTCTCTGATTCAACTGCGTCGACACGCTTTTCGACATTGTCGATTGTGCCCTTTATATCTTCTACAGCCTTGCTTAATGCAGCATGCTGTTCTGCCAACTCTGAAATTCTGGTGTCTACACTCTTGCTAAATGTCTCAACTGTATCCTTAATGGATGTTACTTGAGCGGCATTAGCTTCTGACGCCTTATTCAAAGTGTCTGAGAAAAAGCCCTTGAGTTCGCCTAGCATCTTTGCAAAATCAGGTTCATCAACCTCAACTTCTGATACATCGGCTGCTTTTTCCAGAGTTTCAGCAGAAGCGTCTGCAACTGCTTCAGCAGGTGCATCTGCAGCAGGAGCTGTCTCTTCGACTACTGGTGCTGCTTCTTCAACGGCAGGAGTTTCTTCAACTACTGTGTTTTCTGTGTTTTCTGACACTTCATTACCTCCTTCTGCGTTTGCCTGTTTTGCAATTATTTGTGTATCAGGCAACGTTACTCTTGACTTCTTATATGAATCAAGAATTCTATCTATTTCTTTTGCTTTATTAATGTCGTTAGATTCTACCCACCCAATTAGTGTTGCTGGTTTTCCAGAAACTGGAGATGTGTATGTTGACTCTGTGGACATGAATACAGAGTCGCTATCTTCACAATAAAAGATATTCTCTGTTTGTACTTCTGCAGCCATTCCCTTAAACACTAGTTGCCCATTCATTTTCTGAATAGACAGGATGTTGCAAAGCTCATTTGCTGGAGAGTCAACAATTGACAACTCCATCAAATCATATTCCTTAATAAATCTTGTTGTTTGTCCTGTAGCCTTGTTTACTTCGTTATCTGAATCTTTAATCTTTCCGCCGATTGAGAAACCAGAAAGAGTGCCATCAAGAACTTTTTCCCAAGTATCTTGTGCACCCTTTGAAACATAAACATCTACATAAATGCCATTGAAAAAATCTCCAGACTTTGGATCATAGAAAGATTCTGGTCTGAACGAAAGCATTTTACCTACTGCTGTAGGTCCGTGCATTTCTCTGATGTTGCCACGGAAACTTTCAAAAGCTTTTGATGATGCTTCTGCTGTGACTACATCGCCAGTCTGATCTAGGTTATCTAGTGTTGCAAAACCTGAGACTGTTCTTTTTTCACGATTGACTTTGGTGAAGGGAACAGAAAACGAGATTCTGTCTCCGTCAGCAGACCAATGCGATTTTTCAATATTCATATGGTCAATTATAATTTTTTATATATAAAAAGGCAAATAATTAGTTGAGTAGGACTACTCGACTTGTCTTCCTTCGCCCTTTGGGTTCCTTGCTTCTCCCGAAATGTCTGGCTGGGTATTTTGTCTTTCTTGGGACCTAGCTCTGGTATTTCCAGCATTTGCCCTAATATCCGCCTGTTGTTGTGGTTTTAATTGTACCACTTCGTCTCCTCCGTCTAGAGGAATCATACCCTTACGGATACGAACTTCATTTGGAGTAATTACCTGCATTCTCAAATAACGCTCATCAATCTTAGACTGAGTGTCCTCATCTGTCAGGGTTAGCTCGTTGAATTTAATTAATAGAGCATCTGTCTTTTCTGCAAATATTCTATTTAATTTCTTTTCAAGTTTATCCTGTGCTGGACGGCAAACCTGTTCTTTAAATGTTTTATCTGCATCACGAGCAACTGCTAAATTAACACCCTCTGGTGTTCCAATTTTATTAATTGGTGTTCTGTGAGCAAGTAGTATTTCGTCTCTATTAGTCTTACGGTATTTCTCAAATGAGCCTTCTTGATTGCCCGCCTCAATTGGCTCCATCTTAAATTCAGTTTTAGAATCTTGGCTGTCTGGAGGCAGTGGGATATATAGAGACCTATGGTTCTTGCCCTTTAGTCCAACCTGGAAAAATTCAAGAAGCTTGCGCTCTGATTCGCTTGAAAGTTTAGCACCCTTAACAGTAATAATATATCTTGGGACTGCTTTGTTTTCAAAATAATCTAAGTTATATTTGCCAGCAAATTCGTTTCCAGCCATAGCATTTGAAGATGCTACGATATCTGGGATGCCGTAATAGTTATTCATCGGTGTATATTTCTTTAGATGTATAACTTCATTTGGTCTATCGTTTCCGCCCGACAATGGATTAGGAGTTTCCTGATCTCCAAAGTTACGGAAGAATACAGCCTTGCCGTAAAGCAATTGAACGAAGCCATCACGCAGGCGACGCACACGCATTGTCTTTGCTGGAATGTGTCCGATATATCCGATATTTCCAGAAGTTGTGCGGCCTATTTCAAGATAGCCATTTCCTGTTGCTTCAAGATCTGTATACGCTTTAATTAAAGTTTCTGTAAATGTATCTTCTTCGTTTGTTGAATCTAACCAATCCTGTAGGTCTTGACGAAGTTTGTTTAACTTTCTACGTGCTCTTTCCAATTGCTTATCATCTGTAATTGAATCTAAAGCATCGTTAGTCTTTTTAGTTTCAATAAAAGAATATCCGAGACCAACAATATTTGCTACCTTTGCATTAATTGCTGCATAGTTATATGGGGATATTTCATAAATTCTAGATAGATAGTCTAGGTTGTAGGATGGCTCAATAAGATCAAATGTTGCATATCCAGTAATTGCTTGTGCAAGAAGAATCTGTTGAGTTTCTGTTCCTTCTTGTCCAGTAAATCTTTTTTCCAGGGTTCTGTGTATCTTACGACGCATTGCTGTTCCGAGCCCTTGTATCTTTAGAAGAGCCTCACCCTCAGCCTTAAATGGATCGTTTGACTTAATATCTTTTGAAGAAGGCAAAGTCCAGTCAGACGAATTGCTAATTACTACATCTTGTGAATCGTCTTCATCCATATATTCCATTAATTGCCACCCTTGAGATTCTTCATCTCATCCTTATAATTTCCAATATCCATAGGATCTGGAACTAGACCCCACTTTAATCTTTGTTGCTGTAATTCAAATTCTTCATCATCTATTTTCCGCCTTCCAGATAAGAATTTAGGAGTTCCCTCATAAATTCCATAAGAACGAACCTCTCTGGCAAGAGCGTCAATTCTAGACCTATTTCCTTTTGTCGATGTTATGGATAGGTAATTTCCTTCATCGTCGCCGATCCAACGACCATCTGGCATTTCCCATACATAGATACCTAGGCGGGTCTCTTCATCTAAAATCTTTGCTTTCATGTCCATTGTGTTTATTTTACCACCTTGATGTATCTAAGTCCAGCTTTTTGTCAAGCGATTTGACAAAATTATGCGTTTTCGACCACTGTCCAGTCAATATTATAGTACTCAGCGGATGATTCTGTCACAGAGAATGCACCTGCGCTTACGGTAAATTGAGAAGTTCCCCTATACAAATTATAATTTTCTTGAACTTTTGACTGAGCCAATATGGTTGGATATAGGGTTATATTTTGATATCTTGCTGCCGCCGATCCAGAAGATGTGTGATTAAATTTAATTGCGCCAGAGGCTAGGCTTGTTAGGCCAATCATAACGTGATATGTTTCACCAGCCTCAAATAATTGAGAAACATTTGTAGCAGTTGTTTTGTCTACCCCATTAACATAGATCCAACTAATTCCATTTGATGATATTAAACCAGATCCATTCCATCTATAATAAATTGAATCTGATATAAGTCCACTTGCCGATAGAGTCTTTGGAGTATAAAAGAATTCAAGGGTTCTGAAGCCGTTTTGAGAGTTTATTAGGAAGCCAGAGCCTGATGATACCTGGACACCGTTCCTAGCGTCTCTAATCAGGGCTGGAAATAGGTTATTGCCTATTGTGACATCGTAGTTAGACACTCCAGATACGCCTTCAAGAGTTGTAAAATAATCTGCTGAATTTGTAGCAGACTCAGAGTAATTATTATACATTTTAATAAATATATACTCTAGTTTTGGTGTATATCTACTTGAATCTGTTGATGTAAAAATAAACTTTAAATATAGTTTTCTATCTGAGCTAAATGAGGATAGGGAATATCCTGGAATAACCCCGCCATTTATGCAAGGCACATATGTCACTCCATCTAGGCTGGCATGTACTGATACGCCATTATCTCCAGACCATTCTATTTTTGAAGAATCCATATTATTTGTTGTAGGCAAAAATATAAAATCTTCAACCTCTATTGTTTGTGCCGTTGCGCCTGTTGTTTTTTCCATATATAAATTATTAGACACGGTGTCATAGGCCAAGCCATCTTCTACAAGATAAGACCAGCTTTTATTTGTTGGATATGTAAAACTAAATGTATCTGACGCTGTGCTGTCATATAACTCAAATAAACTTCCATTATCTACGGAGGCTACCTGCAATGGTGGAATTCCAATAGATTGATTCATATGATCAGCGAAATCTGAAGCACCTAAAGCATATCTATATATTGCTACTCCATTTGTTATAAAATACTCATTAGAAGCAGTTGGTCCAATTTGCAAATTTACCGATGTATTTGTAAAAGAGAAATTACTTAAAGTCTTAATAGACTTTGATTCTCCATCTATATATAGATTCATAGTTGTGCCATTATAAGTTCCCGCCACATAAAAAGATCTGTCTAAATATGGCAGAGTATATTCTACTACTTCATTTTGTAATTTAAATATAATATTACCTTTTTGATAATACAGGCCTATTCCATTTGTTGTATCTGCAAGCAATGGTATTAATCCTGTACTTGATATTTTTGGTCTTACCCATAACGATAATGTGAAATCATTATCCGAATTATAAGTTGTCCCAAATGCGCTACCAGATACTGCCCGTCCTTGATAATCATTTGATATTGTTACAACAATAGAACTATCTACGTCTATCTTCATTCCATAAGTTTCTCCTGGAATTATTGGTAACAAATTGGTTTGAATATCTCCAAGGTATGATGCATTATTCCCACAAGGGGATTCATCAAGAATTGCACTTCCGACTATTGATGAATAATCTTCAATGTCAGCAAACAATTCAGAGTAGGTACTATAATTGTCTAGTACTTCCTGATATGTTGCCACTCCTGTTCCTGTTACATTATTAGATCTTAAAAATACTATTGGATAATCAGATAGGATTACATCTTTATATGCCATTTAATCTCCTACTGATTTTTAAGAGTTTCTATCTCTTGCTGAAGAGCCTCTACTTGTGCAGACAATTCTTGCACAGCTTTAATAAGTGGAGCAATAAATTCTCCATAACGTAAACCTTGTTCTGAGTTTGGGTCGGATGGATTCATTAAAATCCACCCAGCAAAATCTTTATCAGTATGATTATTTACTGCCTGCTTTACTTCTTGAGAAATTAATCCATAATGATATCTCACTCCTGGTTGAGGAGAAACTTCAAATTTTCCATTTTCATCAATTAAATAATTTCCATTTTCATCAAGCACTGGTTCATTTTGACCAATTATAAATCTATATGATACTGGATTTAAATCATTTATAAAATTAAGCCCCAAATCTGAAGATACTATATCTTTCTTTTCTCTTTGGTCGGAGGTATTTATAGTTGAGACACGGTTATAAATGTTATTCCATTTATAAGTTGAAGAACCTAAATTATATGTTGTATCAGAAAATGGGAACCAGTTTCCACAACCTGATGTTGCCGCAGAACCCATGGAAGTAAATCCAGATAATGTTGCTCCTTCTAGTGTCCATGAATATAATGGATTTGATACAGTTCCTGCTGGTCCTGTTGGACCAGTTGGACCTTGTGGGCCTTGGGATCCAGTTGCACCTGTTAAACCTTGAATACCTTGTGGGCCTTGTGCTCCAGTTGCACCTGCTGCGCCAGTTGCGCCAGTTGCGCCAGTTGTGCCTTGTGGGCCTTGTGCTCCAGTATCTCCACGTGGTATTGTAAAATTAAATATTGCTGCTGTTGCGCTTCCAACATTTGATATTGAAGCATTTGATCCAGCAACTCCAGTGCTAACGGTTCCTAATGTTATTGATGCCGCTGTTCCTGTCGGACCAGTTGGACCTACGACTGTGCTTGCTGCACCTGTCGGGCCAGTTGCTCCAGTTGGGCCAGTTGCACCAGCTGGGCCTGTTGCACCAGCTGGGCCTGCTACTGTACTATCTGCACCAGTTGCTCCTGTCGGACCTGTTGCACCAGTTGGGCCTTGTGGTCCTGCAACTGTACTTGCTGCACCTGTCGGACCAGTTGGGCCAGTTGCCCCAGTTGCACCAGCTGGGCCTGCTACTGTACTATCTGCACCAGTTGCTCCTGTGGAGCCTGTTGGTCCTGTTGCTCCTGTGGAGCCTGTTGGTCCAGTTGGACCAGCCACTGTGCTATTAGCGCCAGTAGGTCCTGTTGGCCCAGTAGATCCCGTAGGTCCAGTAGCGCCTGTTGGGCCAATTGCACCCGTAGGGCCAGTCGAAATTCTAACAACGTTCCACGTGAAACCATTCCATTTCCAGGAAGTATTTCCAGATGTAAATATCTGATTTAGGGACGGGTTGTTAGGAAAATCAATTGCCATTATTTTCTCCTGCCGCCGCAAACATTTCTGCAAGCTTTTGTTCTAAAGCCTGAATACGATCTTTCTCTGCTTGAGTATAACTTCTTGTAGTTACCTCTCCAGTTTGAACATTTATTTCAACTATGTCGCTCATGCGCTCCCCCATACTGCAAAATTTGTTCCGCCAACTACGCCTACTCCAGAAATATTTTCTGCACCAAAATTTCCAGATCCAAATACTAGAGAGAATGTAACAGAATCAATTGCTGCGGTGTTATTCCAAACTCCATCTATATCTAATTTTTCAGGAGTCTTATATGTATTATTTGCATAATTCATACCTTGAGATCTTACGGTATATCTTTTAGCATTTGTTGTTGCAAAATTATCTTCTATATTTAAATGACCTGATGCTCC